TAAGTGGTAAAGAAAAAGCCCCAGCTTTTTACGGCTGGGGCTTTAAGTCTTCATGGAGAGAGCAACTGCATGGAGAACTGTCGCCAGTATATCAGGCGAATGGGCGCGTGCCAGTTTTGTCAATGATGAGCTTTGACTTCTTGGGCGCATCACCTTCGTTTGTCGTGATGGCCACATGAGTCCAACGGTCAAACTCGCGAATGACTTGCTGGTATGGCAGGTCGCTGGCAATGATGGCGCGGGTCACTTCGTCTGGTGTCATGCTTGGCACGCGAATGTCAGCAGCGCAGCCACGGCGATGGTCGCTTGTGTTCTTTGAACCCACGGCAGTGTTCACAGCTTCAGAGCGAAATGCCGAGTTCACAATGATGGGCTTGCCGCCAAGCACAACCTTCAGGTCTTCCAAGAACTTGGCCAAGCGCGGCAGGTTCTCATAGGCGTTGACCATGACTTCCTTGCCATCAATGATGCACTTCTCGGCCGTGGTTGGCGTGTTGTCCAGCTCGCGATGGTCGGTGTGTGTCAGCTCTTCAAGGCTGAAGTGTTCGGTGAGTTGAGTCATTTAATTTCCCTCAGTTTGTTGTAAAAATCGATGCAGGTGTTTAGTTCGATGATGGCTTGGTCGCCGTCTGCGGTGATGGCGATAAGGTCGTCAGCAACCTTTGGGTCAAGTTCGGCTCGCGCTTCTGAATCCCCTGCGGCAGTGGAGGCAGAGCAACTGGCACGGACTGACAGCCTGATAGAGCCAGCAGCGACATCAGCGCGAAGCTGGTCAACTTTGATTTGAGCATCTCGTTTTTCCTTTTCAAGTTTTGCGGTAGTTGCGGCAGCTTCGTCACGCATCGATGATTCAATGCGCTCGACTTCTGCCTTGATTGCTTGACGTTCATCGTACTTGCCGACAAAGAATGCAACGACCAAGCAAACAAAAAAAGCGAAGATGTTACGCAGCATCGTCTTCAACCTTTGGAGCTTCTTGCTCGTCAGTCAGTTTCTTGTAGACGTAGTTCACGCCAGCATTGACAAACGTCATGCCAGCCACACCACCAAGCACGCCACCAGACAGCAGCATTGCATCGTTCACCTGCTTGGCAAAGATGGCATCGATGGGGGCCATACGCAGCATTGGCTGGATGGTGAAAATCAAAGAGATGATTGCAATCAGCACAGTGGATGCAAACACGAATGCGATTGTCAAAATCACAACGGCCCACACGCGCACTTGGATTTGCTCAACGGTCATGCGCTCTTCAGGAATGAAGGGCTGGCCATCGATGCCAAGCATGATGCAGAGAACTTTTTTAAATTTTTCAGTGAAGGTCATTTGTCATCCTTTAAAAGCATTTCAGGTGGAAGTAGTTTGTCTGGGCATGTGCCTTCGACTGTGCAGATTGGAGGCTTGCACTCTATGTTGTCCCAGTTGCGTGGGTTCTGGCATGGGTAGCGATAACGGTCTTCACCAAAAATGAACACCGATGCGACCAGCGCAATCATCAAAATTACATATCTCACTCTTCGCCTTTCTCGGTGGGTTTCACCGACTTCAATAATCGTTCCAACTTCTCGCGGCTGTCGCGCAACGCAAGCGCTGCCTTCTCGTTTTCGCGTGTGTTGTGGTTGAGCTGCCCTTTCATTTTTTTGCCTTCAAGCAAAAAGAAAAAAAGCAACACAAACAAAATGCCAACCATAAGACACAGCAGGAAAATTATTGCGTTGGATTCGCGCTTACCCATACTGTTCCCATCAACGTCCAGAAGTAAAAGACCGTCATCAGCGACCAGAACCAAGTCATGTTGCGGTCAATGTCATCGCTTCGCTTTTGCGCTGCGTCAGCATCTCGCTTGGCCTTCTCTCGCTTTTGCTTCATCTGGCGAGCGGCTTGGCCAACCTTGACCTTGTCCTGCATCTCTTTGAACTGTGACCATATCGGGCCAAGCTGCCAAGGCGCGTTGGTGGTCATCAAGCTCATCAACGCTGGGTAGGCCGAGTCAACCTCAACCTGCAACTGCGTCAGCTCTAGAACTTCTTTCTGGTCGATTTCGTCCTTTCCAAAAACTTCCGCATACCGCTTCTCGGTGTACGTCTTCAGCGTGTGATAGTTGTCGAACCACTCACCGACATGGCCAATGAATTGCTGGACGACTTCGTCTTGCGTTGGGATGTGGTCGATGTACTCTTCTTTGGCGCTTGACTTTTTGGCTGCTGGCTTTTGCTCGATGGCTTTAGCTTCGACATGCGCGGCTGCTTTTGGCTTTTCACCGAAGAGTCCTTTGAGCCAACCCCAGATGCCAGTGACTTCGGCGTAGATTTTCTTCGCGTCAGTGACTCCACCCTCGACAGTCTTTTTGACTTTCTGGATTTCAACAGACCCTTCACGAAGGCAATCGCAGCAGAACTGAATGCCAGCCCACGCGCCACGCATGGCTTGAAGAGCAATGACAATCTCTGGCCCCACATCACTTGTCTTGCTTGTTGTCTAGCTTGTCGAAGATTTGCTTGAGCAGGTCTTTTACGTCACGCATGTCTGCGCGATAGTCATCCTTCTGCACATAGTCGTGAGGCAACGTGTCTCTGACGTTTGCAAGACGCTCTTCCAAAAGCGTGATTTTGTCATCTTGCTTTTGGATTTGTCGTGTCATGTTATTCAACACCCATAGTGCAAGACCGCCAGCGCAACTGACGGCAATGTTGAAAAGAGATTGGTTATCCATTCAACTGTTCCTCGGTTGGTCGTGCCAATGTTGGGTGTTCCCACTTAGCAATGTAGTCGCCTTTGCCATCGCTGTCGTTTTGCAAGCGGATGGTGTTCATGAAGTCTGCGTCTTGCAGTTCAGGGTAAAGCGCTTTGATTTTTTCGTAAAGTGTTTTCATCATGCTGCCCTTACCAATTCAGCTTGGAAATATGTATACGTTGATGCCCCAGCAATGCTTGGTGTGTTTGAGTTTGTGTAAAGAACATACATTTCAGCGTAATCGGTAGATCCGTTCATATACACCGTAGCGCTTACATAACAATATTGCTCGCTACCAGCAGCGTTGGATGCTGGCCCTGATTTGGCAGAGGCTGAGTTTTTATAAACTGACGCCAGCGCTAAGTTAGAACCACTTGCTCCTGCGAAACAATCTGCGTTTGCGGTGAACCTGTAATACCCAGCTACAGTTGGGGTGAATCGAGAGTTTGGCGCGTCATAGTTGGAGTTTGTGTCGTACTCTTCGTTTGTGAGAGTAACCTTTGTCCAGACGTTATTTGTAAGAGTTTGAGTTCCAGACTTATAAGCACTAAACGCAGGGCCATTACCAGCCACGTTAGAAGCGAGCTTGGCTTGAGTAACTGCGGCATCTTTAATCATGCCTGTTTCGACTTGTGTCAATGCCATGATTAGGCTCCTTGCTGCGGCATGGCCGCTTTGATTTCATCAATGGCAACAGCAGCGTCAATGGCTGCTTGCATTGCTGCGTACTTGTCGCGCACAGCTTGGCGCTCTACCTCAACAGCAGCAACGTCAGTGTTTGGGATTTGCTTCATGATGACTTCATCAAGTGGCTTGAACTCTTCGGCGCGTGCAGCACGGCGCACGTCATGTGCAATGGCTTTAGCCTTGTCGATGTTGATGGTAATCATGCTTGCATCTCCGCTTGCTGTGTTGCGATTTGAGTGTTGAGCTGCGCGATGCGTGCTGACTTGCCAGCTTCCCATTGAGCCACGACAGCGTCATACTCTTCGACTGTCTGCTGTTCGTCAGGCAAACGCGCTGGGATTGGCTCTGCGTTGATGGTTGCAATCTCAGCTTCGTACTGCTCGATGAACCACGATTGTGTGCCGATTCCAACGCCATCATTCAAAGCTGAGTTTTCCACTTCCCACGCATTAAAGAACGTGAAGTCGGTCGGTACATCAGCAGTGTCGAGGATGGCGTAGCGTGCGCCAGCAGGTACGTCTTTGCGTGCGATTTCCTCGACAGTTAGGCCGCAGTTCATCGAAGGAGTTACTAACGCAACCCCTCCGCTCTCTGTTTGGTAGATGATTCTTTTTGGCATCGACTTTCCTTTATCGAACAATGATTGCGGAAATCCAAGAACCAGAAGGCGGGTCGCCAACTATGTTGTTCACTTGGTTTACTATGCTGAATTGTGAAGTTGTTTTGGTTGTAGAGGCTTGAATGTTGTTTCCGTTTACACCACTTCCGCTTGAACCTATCGATGCTACTGCGTAATTCACATCAGGCATTGCACTTGCAATGTTTATCGAATAGGCACCAGAAGAAACTCGCGTAACGCTTGATACGTTGCCGCTGCCTTTAATAGTGGCCCCGCCAGTGCCGTCAAAATTCACCCAAGCTCGACAACCGTATGAAGCAGAGACTGAGCCATAACCACTATTCATGTAGAAGTTTCCGACACCGTCAACTTCAAACGCCTTTGCTTCACTAGAACCAGCAGCGTTAGTGGTGTAAAAACGCATCGATTGGTTATAGCCGCCATTGTTATATGCTCGAATACTTCCGAGTTGGTTTGTACCATCGGTGAATCTAATTGACAACGTTTCGACTGCCGTGTTTGCGCTTGATGGCAAATTCAACGCGCCAGTCATTGTGTCGCCAGCTTTGTTCACTGGCGTGTAACCCAAGTTACCAACAGCAGCTCCAGCCGCCATCTTTGCTGCTGTAACAGTTCCATCGCTTGGCGTGCCAATAGCCAATGGAGTGCCGTAAACGACCTCAATGTTGCTTGTACCAGTTGGTGGCGCAGTGCTGAATGTCAGCGTTGTGCCAGACACTGAGTATGTGGACTTGGCTTGATATACACCGCCGATTGAAACGTAGGTGTTGTTCTTTGAGCTTGGGTCAGACGACAGCGTGAAAGCTGTTGTGCTTGCGTTGCCGCTGAACACGTCCACGTTGACGTTGGTAGCGCCAAGGCCAGACTGTGATGCAAACCATGTGTTGGTTTCAAAGTCTGCGACAAAGATGATTTGGCTGTACTGTGAACCAATCTGAGCGCTTGTTGCGCCGTTGATGGTGTTGCTGCCAGAGCGTGCAATGTTGACTACGTTTGCGTCAGATGTCCATTTAACAACGGCCACTTTGAAGCCATCGCTTACAGTGCTAATCAAAGGCAACGTGATTGTGATTGCGCCACTGGTTGTGGT